AGCCATGTGATAATCCAACTGACTGTTACCCATCGCTACAATAGCTACTTTCTTCCCTTTCAGGGTTTTAATTGGTTTTTTTAACATAATCTGCTCCTTTATCTATTATGTCTGTGGCACTCTAAATGTTCCTTCTCTATAAGAATCACTGATATTTTCTGCTTCACCTAAGTTTTTCAATCTGGCTAAAGCTTCTTTATATCTTCCATCATAAACTTGTAGTAAATCTGGCTCTCCCTTCATATACACATAACCTTCTAGCAAACACGCATAAAGCAAAGCATTACTGGCATTCGTGGATAACCATGTAGTACCGTCAGAAGCTCCTGCTGTTATTGAATTAGGACGATAAAAATAGTGCAGTTCTGCGGTGTAATCTGCATCAGGAGTGGGTCCCACAATAAAAGCTGTATCGTCAAAAAGAGCGTAATGTTTAGGGGTACTCTTGGTTGAACTATTGGGATAAGCTTCTCGAATAAAACTTACATCAGTTCTTAATAAATAACTATGGTTACTGGAGCTAACAATAGCTAAAGAGAAAGCATCCATAAAATCAGACGGAGTAGATAAATATGTATCTCCATCCGTTAATACACCCGTTACGTTCTTTCTGAAAACAGGTAAGTTAATTATCTTTAAAATTCTCTCCTCGCCCTGTTTAATTATGGTATCAAGATCATTAACGAAAGTAGTTTCCGTATTCTGTAAATAATCTTTTATGGCTGTCTGTAATTCTGCATACGTCATAATTAACTCGTTGTTACGGTTATATTGCCTAATTCACCCCGCATAACCATATTGTTTAGGGAGCTTGCTCCATAAGCTGAATCCCATCCCCCTATAGGGTCCCAAGCCGAAAGCCTTCTGCTTGCGTCTAAAGATGTATCTGGACGTGGATAACGTAATGCCTGTGGATCGTTTATTGGGTATCTTCCTAATTGTAATTGCGGTTGGTCTTCATCCAAGCATTCTGGACATACTCTGAATCCTGTACGTCTTTGATCTGAAATTTCAAACTTTAGTTCTGTATAGGGGTATTCAAATCCACAGCGATCACATATCGCTATAGCATATTTACCCGAAGCAAAAGCACCCATTAGTTATAGCCACCATAGGGAACAAAGCGAACTGAAGCCTTTTCTCGGTCTTCATCAGCAGCCAGTTGCCACTGTTCATCATATAATGCTTTTAACGCTATTACCTTTTCTGGTATCTCTGCGTGTTTTAAAGATAAATAATAAGCCAATCCAGCCGTAGCACAGGGAATGAATCGGGCAGGTAAATCCAGTGTATTAGAAGCAGGACTGCCTACGTCTTCCACTCTGGCAATACGGTAATAAAATAAAGTATAAGTTTGAGCATCATCGGGTACGGGATACAGATACACCACTGGTGCTGCTTGTGCCCTATCTATATAAATTTGAATGGGTTTGCCTTTACTGAGTTTGTTGGGGATGGTTGCATAAGTCGCAACGGAGATACGATTTAACGTAGTGTCTGTCTGGGTGCTGGTATTACCCGCATTGGTTCTGATGGTATATTCAATTAAATCAATGGTATCTGAAGGCATTGTATAACTGGCAGTTCCCGAAATTAAAGTTTCGGTTCCACTTTCTATGGTCCAGAGGTTAAGACCTCGGTTTACCCATTCCAGAAACATATTATTAAGTGAGCGTCTAGCACTCCTTAGATGATATCCAGAACGCATTTCTACCCCCACCATATCGAAGGCTTCTTCTGCAATTTCTGCAAAATCTGGATTAAATGTAGCTGTTCCGCTTGTAGCCATTATTTCTTCCTTTGCCTAGCTTTGATAGCTCTTAATCTCTGCTGGGCTTTCTTGCGGGTAGGAGATAGACCCTTTACGTTGTCTATCTTCCATCCGCCTTTTACTTTTCTGATAGGCATTAAGACCTAATCCTGCCACCTTTCTTATAAACCACCTTGTCGTATTCAGATGCTTTATCTGCGTGAGTAAGTTTTTTACCCACTTTGTTTGCGTAAGCTTTCGCTTCACGCATACCTTCTGCGGTGTAAGGAAACTCCTTACCGTTTACTCTTGGCATTTAGACCTCCTAAGATGAATAATGTTTGAGTGCCCAAATAACAATGCTATAGGTATCACCGCTAGTATGGTCGTTTGTTGTAATCAGTAAATCTCCATTAACACCACTTCCTGCATTGTTAGGTATTCCTGACAAGTCTTTACTGCTATCCGTAAAATCCCAAGTATCAGCCCAATCTTTGGGGGCTTGGCAGATAAACACATTGGAACTTGCGTTCCAATGTAATTTCCAACCCATACCCACATTACTGAACCAAATACGTTGAATAACAATACGGCTACAGGAAGCACCTGTAGGTGGATTGGTATTTAGACCAGAAACATCAATAAGAGTGGCAGCACTCTGACCCGTGCTGTCACTAATATTAGTAAATTTCATTATAAGATTTCTGCCACCATCCTGTATCGTTTGTGATGTAGTTGCATCAGCCATAAGTTACCTCCTAGTTATTATGTGAGGTCTCTTTTCTGAGCATATATAACAGTCACACGGATTAGCCCAGCCGAAGCTGAACCTGCTGTAATATCAACTTCAATCTTAGTAGTCGTACCAATGTCTTTCCAGTTATTACAAATAGCCGCTACCCCTAGAGGTATGCGTCTTGCTGTAGCTGAAATACCTAAGTTGTCCACATAGGCATCTGCGTCAGATGCGGTTCCAATGTCAATCTTAGAATCACTCGAAGACGATCCTGTAAATACAGTTTCTGTACTCAATACAAAATCAATAATTTGACTTTGTGCTGGTAGGTTAGCTAAAAGACCGCTAGCACCTGCATTATAGGCAAATGCTGCCGTTTGTGACATTACAACCCAACCTGTGTTGGCTACGTCACCCGTATCCCCATAGGTTGTTCCTGTTGTATTTTGAATGGTCCCTGCTTTAACGGGACCTGAAAAAGTTGTTGTTGCCATAATTTAGTCTCCTAAATAAATCTATAGTCTTGGCAAGTCTGCTAGGGCAGTCTATAGACATTAAAAAATCCCTAGAAAAAAGGGGTGACTAGCTAGCAGCCACCCCAAATTTATTAACTACTGCCGGGTGATCCGTAGATTCCCAAGTAGTCGCTGACTCCAAATGAGTACCTTTCTCTAGCTTTGTATCTTGCATTTCCAGTGTCAAAGTCACCGTCCATAGAAGTTTCCAAAGGTGTTCTAGTGAAATGTTTCATTCCATTTGGAACATCAGTTATAACGTACCAAGCGTTGCTATCTGTTAAATAATGATTAACAAAATAACCTTCTGGAATTGATCCGTTATTCCTGAGTGCGTTTAAGTCATTATCAGCCGTACCCACTCTACCAACTGTGTCTAAAAGACGAGTTGCAGTGAATTGTAAAGCTGATGGGATAACCAAACGCTTTGGCTTTGCTGCCACCAAAAGTCCACGTTCATCTTTAAACGCAGCAATATCAATTACTGCATTTTCTAATGAAGTTTCGTTAAGGTCAGCCGCAGTAGATGGGCGATTGTCATTCTTCCCACCTGACACCAAGGGGTGTCCGTCACCACCAGTCACACCGTCACCTGAAGCCGTGAACAAGTTCACGCCATCACCTGATTGATATGAGTTAGTGAATCCATTGTTTAATGGATTAACGGCTTTTACCTGCTTGGTGTAAGCCATAGCTCTAGCTAGTGCTTTTGTGTATCTAGCAGAAAGAGAGTCATAGAGGTTATCCTCCATCGCTTCTTCTGTAATACTAAAGCCCATCGCTATTGTTTCGTGATTATAACGAGCAGTATAAGTTTCTTGTGCTGAATCATAAGTGATTGCAGAACCTTCATCTTTTACTGGAGCCGCATCAAATCCACTTAACTTTACTTCTTCTTCGAAAGCTCGATCAGAAGATTCAGTTTCGTAGATAACTGCGGACTCATCATCATAAGCACCGTATTCGTCCCCAAAGAGTGCATTCAATCCCGGAAGTAACTCTTTGAGCATTTGTGCTCTTGAAATAGCCATATCTTATCTCCCTTAAATACCAGTGGTATTGTCGTATTGATGCCCTGCGTTGTATTTAACGATTACATCTGTGTAAGTATCACCAACTGAGCTGAAGGGTCCATCTACAAAGTCTATGACTCGTAGAGGGAGTGTAGCAGTCGTAGCTGCGGCTGTGGAGCCGTCAACTGCAACTTTACTACGCCCAATGCTCGTTGAACCTGAAGTCTGAACTACGCCAACGTTGTTACCAAGACTGGTTTGAGCTAATGATTCATCGCTTTGCATTTTCAACAATACACTAGGATCGTCAAGAACGTAAGCAACCGCATCAGAAGCGGCTATACTAGCCTTCCAATATTGGTTATAAGTAGGTTGATTGGTATTAGGATCAGTGTAGAAACATCCCATGAATACACCAACGGGTGTCATGGTTGCTGTTCCTGCGTCTTTCTCTATCGTACCAGCCGCTACTAATTTAACAAAGTCACCGTAGAAAATATTAACGGCATAGGCACTGGCAATCTTTATGTGTCTTACTTTTCCTGTAAAGGAACCGCTTGAACTTAAAGTACCAACTGGCTCTGCACCGTTAGGAGTAGCTGTAGTAGCCATA